TACTGGGGAGACTTTCCATTTAGAGTTTAACAAGGACACTGGGCGGTTATTAGAGCTTAACTCTTCGACAGAAGATGAGTCTTTATTTACCCAGTTTCCAGAGGGAAGTGAGAACGATGAAGAAGCTGATATTTGATATTGAGACTAATGGCTTCCTCGATACCGTAAGTAAAATCCACTGCATGGCTGTTATGGATTTAGAAACAAAACAGCTTACCAGCTTTGACCCTAACAACATCAGAGCTGGTATTGCTTTATTGGAAAATGCAGACTTAATTGTCGGGCATAATATCATTAACTTTGACCTCCCTGTAATTGAGAAACTGTACCCTGAATTCAAAACCAGAGCAAAAATTAGAGACACGATAGTGTGTACAAGGCTTATATGGCCAGATTTAAAAGAGACAGATTTCAAAACAAAGCAGGTAACTGGCAAGCTAGTAGGTTCTCATAGCTTAAAGGCTTGGGGAGTTAGACTAGGGGAATTAAAAGGGACTTACGGTGAAGAAGAAAATTGCTGGGAACACTTCAGCCAAGAAATGCTTGCGTATTGCGAGCAGGATGTCAGTGTTACCAATTCAGTATGGGAAGCTATTAAGGCTAAAAAATACAGTAAAGAAGCGGTTTCACTGGAACATGATTTTGCTACTGTCATCTCAAAGATGGAACGGTTTGGTTTCTGCTTCGATGAAGACCGTGCAATGTCTCTCGAGTTGCAGCTACTTAGAGAGCTTGATGACGCTAAAAAAGATATTGGTTCAATTCCACCTATAGAAAAGCTGGAAGAATTTATCCCAAAGAGAGATGATAAGGTAAAGGGCTACAAGGCGGGTGAGGTTTTCATAAAAAGAAAGCTCGTACCATTCAATCACAATAGTCGCGACCATATTATCAGTCTACTTAAGACTAAATACAACTTTAATTTCGAGCCAGTCCTAAAGAGGGAGAAAGGTTCGAGAGAGAAAGTTGAGAAAATTGAGATAACAGAGGAATCGCTGGAAGCCCTACCATTTAAGGAAGGTAAAATCTTAGCTCGGTTTAAAAAGTTGACAAAGATTTACGGTATGGTTCGGGGAGGAGCTAATGCTTGGCTTAACTTAGTCAAGTCAGACAAGCGAATCCACGGCTCTGTTATAACAAACGGTGCTGTAACAGGCAGATGTACCCACAACAAACCAAACATGGCTCAAATACCTAGTGCTAAAAAAAGCAAAGAAACTGGGGAGTTAGTCTATGGTTGGGATAGCGGCTGGGGGTCTGATTGTCGTAGTTTGTTTACTGTCCCTAAAGGCTGGAAGCTGGTAGGGGCAGATGCCTCAGGACTTGAATTAAGGTGCTTGGCTCACTACCTTTCTTATTGGGATGGTGGAGAGTACACTGACCAAGTTCTGAATGGCGATATTCACACAACAAACCAAAAAGCAGCTGGGCTTAGTACCAGAGATGCAGCCAAAACTTTCATCTACGCATTTATTTATGGTGCTGGTGATGAGAAGTTAGGCTCTATTGTGGGTGGCACTATCGGAGCGGGTAAGAAATTACGAGCCAGTTTTTTAAGCAAGCTTCCTGCTTTAGGTAAGTTAGTTAAAAGAGTTGAGTTGTTGGTTAATACCCAAGGGTACTTAACAGGCCTAGACGGTAGAAGACTACACACAAAAAGCACGCACTCAGCCTTGAATTACCTACTGCAAAGTGCTGGGGCTATCTTGATGAAAAAGGCTACGGCTTTGTTTTATGAGAAAGCCACAGAGAACGGCTGGGTATTTGGTGTTCATTATGGTTTATCCGCTCACGTTCACGATGAGATGCAGGTAGCCTGCTTAGAGCATTTAGCTGTTCCGATTGGAGAGGCTTTGGTTCAAAGCATTAGAGACGCGGGCGAATATTTTAATTTTAGGTGTCCTCTTGATGGGGAGTACAAAATAGGAAATAACTGGGCTGAGACCCATTAAGGAGTAGTTATGAAAACTAAAAACACTACGATAAGAGGCTCAGTCCTTATTGAAGCTAAAGAATTAACAGAGGGCGATAGAACAAGACAGTACGGCAGTCCTGAGCCTATGTTTAAACGAATAGCCTCGCTTTGGAGTGGTTATCTTGGTGCAGACATAACATCTACTGATGCGACCGTGATGATGTCCTTAATGAAGGCAGCACGTCTAAAAGAAAACCCAACGCACAGAGACTCAGCAGTAGATGGGGCTGCTTATTTAGGTATTGCACACGAATTATCTACCACGCAGGGGGAGCATGAGCAAGAAAAGAAAGAACAACAAACCTAAATCAGGTTTAAATATATTAGTTATTCCAGATAGCCACGCTAAACCTGGTGTTCCTAATGACCGTTACGATTGGCTAGCTAAGTTTATATTAGACAGAAAGCCAGACGTTATAGTAGAGCTAGGCGATTTTGCTGATATGGCAAGCTTATCAAGTTACGATACAGGCACTGTACTAGCTGAGAATAAGAGATTGTTTGAGGATATTGCTTGGGCTATTGACGCACGGATACGGCTAACCATGCCTATTCTAAGAGAAGCTGAGCGTAGGAAACTACAGAAACATAAACCCTACACTCCTAGGTTAATTGCTTTAGGTGGAAACCACGAACACAGAATCAATAGAGTAATGAACTCTTCCCCTAATTTACAGGGTATGTGGACTCAGGATGTTAGTGGTGCTGCCGAGCTTGGTTGGGAGTTCTATCCGTTCGGTGAGATTGTAAAATTGCACGAGATAAATTTCTGTCATTACTTCAAAAAACAAGGGCAGAATAAAGGCTACTCAGGTAAGTACATTACTCACCATATCAATTCAGTAATGATGGAGTCTTGCATTCAAGGCCACACACACCAGTTCAGCTATGCCTCACAAACATCACCTTTAGGTAGACGTATTATAAGCGTAGTGGCTGGGTGTTATTTTGAGCATCAAGAGCATTACGCAGGTAACGACAACAACACTTGGTTCAGAGGTGTACTGATGCTTAATAATGTAGTGGACGGCTCTTTTGAAATAGAGCAGGTAAGTATGGAAACAATAAAGCGGAGGTATGCCTAAATGGATATAGTTTTAGGTTGTATTGGGTTTGGGCTAATCTCTGCTGCTTTAGTTTGTGGCATAGCTTTGTTTGCATTGAGGAAGCAATAATATGATAGCAGAACATCCGCTCCATTTTATATGGGGCTTTGCAACTGGCTTCCTAATTGTCCTCTGCCTAAAGATGATGGGGGACTTTTTATATTGGGTATTTTTGGATTAGTTGACGGCGACATCTTATTATATCAAGCTTGTTGCTCCGCTGAAAAGGAAATACAGTTTGATGAGGACTTCTCATATATAGGCGGGTATCTTTCAGAAGCTCAAAGTATATTTGACGCTAAATTTGAAGAGCTTATGAGGCTATCTAAAGCAGATGATTACATGGTAGTGTTCTCCCATAGCGATAATTTCAGGAAAAGAATAGACCCGACGTATAAGCAAAACCGTTCTACCAAGAGAAAGCCTGTTAATTTAAACAGATTAAAAGAATGGGTAGAAAAGGCTTTTGTTTGTAAAACAGTGTCCTCACTCGAAGCGGATGATGTGTTAGGAATCCTTTCGACTAATAAGGGATTTATAAAATCTCACGATAAAGTAATCATCAGTATTGATAAGGACTTTAGAACAGTACCTGGCTTACTTTTTAACGTATCAAAGCCTGAGTTAGGTATTTCAACCGTAACTAAAGAGGAAGCTGATTATAACCACTTGTTTCAAACCCTTAAGGGGGATGCTACAGACGGATATAAAGGATGCCCTGGGATTGGAGATGTTAAAGCCAAAAAACTCTTAGATGAAAAAGGGGCTACATGGTCTACTGTCTTAGAAGCATTCGTTAAAGCAGGCTGTACCGAGGATGAAGCTTTGGTACAAGCTCGGCTAGCTTACATCCTTCGGGATGGTAATTACGATTTTATAAACAAACAAGTTATAAACTGGAGTCCAATATAAAGGAGTTTAAATGTTAAAAGCATTAAGGAAGTCTATCAGAAAATCCCTTATTAACCTTGTGTTCCTGCTGAAAGTATGGCTCTTAATACTAAACAACCCTGAGTATGCTTCTTTCCTAAATGGGTTAAACAGCAGAACTAATGCAGGCGAAGAAGCCATTTACCACGCTTCAGAGTTCTACAAGCAAGGCTTTTCAGCTATATTCTCACAGGAGTAGTAAATTGAAAGACTCTTTAAAACCATTCATTAGCCGAGAGGTGATGGAGTGGTTAAACCGAATGTACCCAGAACCAGCAATAAATCCAGAGCAAACGATGGCTGATATTCAGTATCAAGCAGGTCGTCGCTCAGTTGTCCGATTCGTAAATTTAGTTTACAAGAATCAAGATGGGCAAAATGTGAATATAATTCCTAATGGAGAAAATTAAATGTGTTTTGGGAGAAGCCCTAAAATGCAACCGATGACGGTAGAAAAAGCTCCGCCTCCTCCGCCTCCTGTTGAGCAGGTAGCGTCCGAGGTTGGGGCTTCTGACAAGAAGAGGCTTAACATCTCAAGGTCTAAAGACTTAGGGGTTGGTAGGTTAAACCTTCGCCGTGCATCTGATGTAGGGGTAAATGTCTCACAGTAAGGGACAATATGTTAAAAAAATTAGAATACTTTCCAGGTCTTAGTAAAACAAGATACGGAAAGCTTGTTACTGACCGAAGCGGTTTTGAGACTATAGCTCGGGATTGTGCGAAATACTCAATCCCATTTTTGTTTCCAGAACAGGGAACTTCGAGAGGGTCTGAGGTTAAAGTACCTCAAAACAGTTTAGGTGCTAATGGGGTTAAGACTCTAGCAGCAAAACTATTACTTACGTTATTTCCCCCGAACTCTCCGTTCTTTAGATTGATGGTATCAAGCGAGTTTAGGGGTGAGTATAACTCCTCTACAGATGCTGACCAAAAAACTAAAGACGAACTAGCTCTGAGCGAAATAGAACGTGTGATTGTTGAAGCGGTCGAAGGGGCTAATGATAGAGCTAAAAAACACCATGCTTTGCAGTTACTATTAGTTACTGGAAACGCTTTGTGCTATATGCCTGACGATTCACCTATGCGTGTATTTAGGTTAGACCAATACGTCGTGAAGAGAGACCCTATGGGTCAAGTAGTTGAAATAGTCGTTAAAGAGCTAGTAGACCCTAACCACGCAGGAGATGCAATCTTTGCTATTTATAATAGTAACAAAGAAACAGGAACAGGCGATGAGTCAGGGGATGTCAAGCCTATAGAGCTTTACACCCACTTACGGTTGTTTGGAACTGGTAAATCAAAACGGTGGGGTGTTCACCAAGAAGTCCTAGATGTTAAAGTCGACGGCTCTGAAGGAACTTACCCTTTTACTGCTTGTCCATTCATTGCTCTCAGAGCCTTATCAATGGACGGTGAAGACTATGGCAGACCTTATGTATACGAATTTCTCGGTGATTTAAAAACTATTGACGAGTTGACTGATGCAAAAATCTCTATGGCTATTCAGGCTGCTAAAGTTATCTATGAAATAAAACCTGAGTCTGTAGCTAGACCTTCTGATTATGCCAAGGCAAAAACAGGAGAATTTGTCTACGCAAACCCAGGCGATGCCGTGCCTCTTCAGCTTCAAAAACTGAATGACTTAAGCATTGTTTCAAACATAGAAGCAGCAGCAATGCAGCGTATTCAGCAAAACTTTTTAATGGCAGCAAGTGTTCAAAGAGACGCAGAGCGTGTTACTAAGGCTGAAATTAGGGTAATGGCAAAGGAGTTAGAGGATAACCTAG